TCTTATTTGTTTTTTCTTCATTTAGTTTGCCAAAAGTTAAAGCCAAATTACATGTCTCAAGTTGCTTTAATAAAATCATCTGTTGTAGTTTACTCATGTTGACTCCTTTGATACATATAATCAATGCATTCTTAATGCCATATTAATAACCAATGTATTAGCAGCGCTGATAGTAAAGATGTAATACTTATAGACAGTGATTGAACACTTTACAAATCGAGTCGCAAATCATGTGATGTCATAACATATCAAAAGCAACGCTGATTATTCATAGTGTTGTTAAGGTTATGAGTATTAATTAAAGTTAGTTGATTTAATAGGTTGATATTTAGTTTTGAAGGGGGTGGGTCAAAAATTGAATTGTGCGTTAAGTGTGTAGGAAGGTGGTTCACAAATATTTCGCATTTTTGTCAAACTTTTCTGGGGTATAACGTATCGGTAGTTACCCTCTGTATACAAATTGTATACATATTCTTAAAATATATAGGGGTGATTTTTTTGACAACTATCCCAAGCTATGTATACGCTACTCATAAGGAGACCAAATGTCTGTACCAAAGCCCCCACACCTACGCAACGCTATCCCTATACCTCAACCACCCTCATCCCCAACCGTTACGGCGACAGCTTCCCCTATATTGGTTGCTGATGACAGCTCCCTTACCCATCAAGAGTTAATGGACCAGATAATCAGAACGACTTTAAAGCCAGTACATGCAACGGACGCTAACGTCTTGCAATTCATATCCAACTACAACCTATGTCACGATGTGAAACAAGCAGCTAAGATGTCAGGACTTCATGCTCGTGATGGTAAGAACTTAATCAACAACAAAGACATATATGAGTGTATCCAAAGGATAGCAGCAGCAGGGTCACGTAAGTTTGGTTACGATGCGGAAGAAGTGGTAAGTAAGGTAAAAGAGATATTAGATGTTGATCCAGCTGAGTTATATAATGCTGAGGTGGGTGCGTTTTATGAGGATATTAATTCAATCCCACCGGATATCAGAAGAGCGATAAAGAAATTAAACGTGATAAATATTTATGAGAAGGACCCTAATGGGGTAATAATTGGAATACAGAGTAAAATATTAAAGTATGAGTTTTATGACAAAATTAAAGCAGCTGAGTTATTAGGTAGTGAGAAAGAGATCTTTAAGCGTAAAGTCGATGTGACCCATGATGTAGGAACGAATATGAGAGATACATTACTTGGAAGACTAGAAGCAGCTGAGCAAGCTAAAATGATAAAAGCAAGGGATGTGAGTGGTGAGTAAATATAGACCAGAGGATATAAAAGAGTTCGAGTTACTTCTACAAACCCATCGGTATGACTATGTTAAATTGGCATATTTAATATTTGGATTTGGAGAGCCTGGGACTGACATGGAGGACGTCCATTTATATACCTGGCAAATTGAAGAGCTCGAGAAAATATCAAAGCATTTACGGAACCCACTAACGCGATACATTACTTATAAATTAATTGTATCATCTGGAAACGGTGCGGCTAAGACAGCGCTGGGTGCGATAATAAATATCATCTTGCTTTACACCAGTAAATTAAGGGGACGTCTGACAGCCAATACAGATACGCAGTTAAAGACCGTGGTGTGGCCTGAGTACGACGTTTGGTTTAGACGTGCTAGATTCAACGACTACTATTTTGATAAGCAAGGGACGTCAATAAAGGCGCTTGATGAGAATTGGGGAAGTCAGTGGAGGCTCGATCATTTTAACTGGTCTGAGGAGACTCCTGCTGCCGTATCAGGACTTCATAATAAAGGTCATGCTATAAGTTACACCTTCGAGGAGGCTCCTGGTATTCCGGCCACTATTTTTAAATATGCTTCGGGTGCCTTTACAGACGTTAACACTATTAAAATTTGGATGGTCTTTGGTAACTCAGATGACCCAAACTCTTACTTTGAGACACTCATGGCTGACCCAGGGTGGAACAGTAGACGGATTGACACTAGGGCTTTAGACCATGTGGACAAAGCACTTATCGCAGAGTGGTTACGACTTGCTGGTGGCAATGAGGACCATGATGACTTTAGGGTGCGTGTTAGAGGACTTCCCCGTAAGACTGCAAGGGATAGTATTATCGGACTTAATGGTATTTTAATGGGGATAGAGAAAGGTAAAACTTTCGACGCTAATTCAGTGCGGATATTACCTAGTATTCTGACTGTCGATCCAGCATGGACAGGTGGGGATGAGACTACAATTTGGCATCATCAAGGGATGTATTCATGCTTGTTAGAGAGATATGCTTTGGACCCAGAGCAAGGACAAGATCACTCCTACACTTATAAGAAAATATCTGAGTACGAAAGACTTCTTCATGTTGATAGGGTTCTCATAGATCAAGGAGAAGGTACCGCACTTAAAACACTAGCTAATATTGACGGGAAATGGCACTGGGAGCTGATCTCATTTGCTAACTCACCTAACGATGTACCCGAACCAAAAGACTCAGAGTATGCCAATATCAGAGCACAAATGTATTACGAGGCTAATAAATCTTTAATTGATGGACATGTAATTTGTGTGGCTACAGATAACCCTGAGAAAGACTTAGAAGATATAATGAAACAGTTAACTTGGACTAAAGGAACTAGACATAAAACTAGTTTGAAAAAGTTAGCTGAGAGTAAGAAGGATATTAAAGATAGAATTGGACAATCACCGGATTTGGCAGATGGATTTGTATTACAATTTTCTCGTAAAGTGTTGGATAGATTAGAAGAGAATGAAGTAGTGTTAGAACATCAAGTCGATAGAACAACTGGTGATAATAGTTATAAAATGCCAGAGAGTGTACCTAACTACGATGATATGTACTCTTGACATTTTAGACGGTATTAAATCACTATGAGTAAGTAAGGAAGGTTTATGGGATGTGACTTTTGGGACGTAGCCTGTCAAGCAAAAGAAGCGGCTAGTGCTATTTCAAATACTGTTAATCGTGAGTTATCCAATGCGGGTAATTCTATAAACTCTGCTACTAACGCTGCTACAGGTGGGGCTTCTGCTGAGAATGTAGGAGTCAATATTCTTACAGGTGGTATGTTTGGATATGATAATGGACAGCTCCAAATGGGTGCCATTACTCGTGCAAATGTAGAAGGTATTGGTGAGTTAACAGGTGCCAATCAAGCTCGTCGTGCTAACAATCTCGCAGAACAAGCACTCGCAGATCAAAGAGCTGAGGCAGAACGACTTCGTAAAGAGCAAATAGAAAAAATGAGACTTAGTGATGTTGCTGCGTCGCGCAAAGCCGGCCAAGCTCAAAGTAATGCATTTCTAAGTGCGTCATCTTCTGCAGGAACGCAGGCTTACAACAATTTAACTAGAGACTTTTTGGGGTTATAATGAAAGATAAGTATTCAAAATCTAACCTAGAATATGTCAGATCTATTGCTGAGAATAAATTTCAGAAAGTTAAAGGTACTTGGGGTGATTTAGGTAGATGGGTTATTCCTCATAGAATGACTTACATGCTTAATCAACCAGAGGGTCAAAGAGTAAATCACCACATTGTCGATGGTACTCATTTATTAGCACATAGATCGTTTATAGCAGGGTTTTTAGAAGGTAATACATCATCAACCCGTCCTTGGTTTAGACACATTCATCATGATCCTGAGATCAATGGGACTACTGAGAATAGAAAATGGTTAGATTTACTTAGTCGTAGATCTCTATCAGTTCTAGCTTCATCAAATTTTTACAATGAAGCAGGACAATTCTATTCTGACTACGGTGCTATTAACACAGGATGTCACGTAATCGATGAACTTGAAGAGAGACTTCATTTTCACACATTGGTCCCTGGTTCATATTATGTAATTAACAATTCATTAAATGAAGCTGAGATTTTAATTAGAAAATTTAACCTTAACGTGAAAGCCCTAGTGGACGCGTATGGGGTAAAAGATAAAAATGGTAAAGCTAAATGGGATAATTTCTCAAGTACAGTAAAGAATTTATACGATCGTTCTGAGTATACTGAGAAAATTGAAGTCATAGCTGTTTACCAAAAGAATGAGAAATTTAACCCTAATGAACCAGTAGGGGGAGCTAACCGTCAATGGTGTGTTCACACTTATGAGTCATGGGGAAGTGAGAAGGAGAGTACTACTGACTATTGGGGTATGCACGGTGAAAGAGATGACAATAAGTTTTTAAAAGTCTCTTACTCAAGTCGTAAACCTTTTGTTGTTGGTAAATCAAACAGTTCTGATAACTTTGAGTATGGTGAGAATGGTCCTACATTAATGGCAATTCACGCTATCAAATCTCTAAATAAAAAAGCTATTTCTAAAGACGTGGCTATTGAGAAAATGTTATCACCTACAGTACAAGGTCCAGCTCATCTTAAAAAATCTTACATTACAACTCAGGCGAATAGATATATTCCAGTTGATGCAACAAGCATGTCTCAAGGTGGGTTGAGAAATGTTTATGAAATTAACCCTTCAGTAGTAGCTCTGACAGCGGATGTTGATGATTTAAGACGAATGGTTGATAAGTTTTACTTTGCAGATTTCTTGTTGTTCTTGTCGATGAATCCAAAGACCAGAACAGCTACTGAAACTCAAGCAATTATTAATGAGCAACAACTAGTCATTGGTCCAAATTTACAAGCTTTAAACTGGTCATATAACGTACCAATAATTGAGTTCGTTACTGACTATGTGATTGAGAAAGATCCTTATCTTCCCCCTCCTCCAGATGCACTTCAAGGTGAATGGTTGAGAGTGGAAATGATTTCTACTTTTGCACAAGCTCAACGTGCTGCTGATTTACCTCAAATTAATCAGTATATCGACATGCTTCAAAGAGTGGGACAACTAGATCCAAGTATTTTCCAAAAAGCTAATCTTGATCAACTGTGTGATTTATACGAGGATAGACTATTTTTACCAGCTGGTTTAAATAGAGATCAAGGTGATGTGGATGCAATGAGAGAAAAAGCTTTACAGCAACAACAAAGACAACAATTATTAACTGAATCCTTGCCAAGTATGGCAGGAGCAGTGAAAGATTTAAGACAAGCACAACAATAAAAAGGAGAACAAGTGAAGGCATTAATGTTTTTAATTACGGTATTATTCGGGATGACCGCTCTAGCGGGATTCAGAGCAGAAACAAGTTCAGCAAATCTTGGATTACTAAATGTAATCTCATGTGGTTCAGGTTTAACTTGTACCAAAGCTGGTGCAAAATTAAATTTAAGTAACAATGGTTACGGATATTTAAGAAATCAAGTTGCAACTACTACAGCCGCTTTAACTTCATCACAATGCGGATCTACTGTTATCAGTAACTCAGCAGATGTTATGACACTTCCAGAAGCTTCAACAGTTTTAGGATGTAGATATACTTTTGTTTGCGGAACAGCAGATGACTTTGACGTAAATCCAGCAGACGGTACTGATATTATTTCAACTTTTAACTATGTTGCAGCAGGTACAGGAGCAGCAGTTACACCTTCAGCAGGTGACGCTATTAGATGTACTGATATTGGAACATCTTACACTTTAGAAGCTATTGCAGCTGATAGATGGGTAATGATTGGTACTGCTACAGGTGCAGTGACTGACGTAAACTAATTACGTTATAATATATAATATGTCTGAAATAACCACTCAAGACTTAGAAACAAGAGAAGCGTTAGAGCATCAACAGATGCTCAACGACATTGCATCTACTCTCAATACTGGACCAGGATTAAGAGTGTTTATCTATTTATTCAAGCATTTCGAGTATGGGGAACTTCCCCCATTAGGTTTACAAGGTGATCTACTTTTAGATAAGTTGGGATCATTAAGACCAGGACGAGCTTTATTCAGAATAGTTTCAGAAGCTGATCCAATGATGGCATCTAAAATTTTAGCAAATATCGAAAAAGAAAAAATCACACAGGAGAGAGAATATGTTACTAAAAAAGTCTAGTATAGTTTACGAGGAAGTTAAAACAGGTGACACTGGTGGTGGAGGTTCTAATGGACAAGTCCCACCCCAAAGTACGACAGTTACGCCGGACCCTACGACGACTCAAACGCAAGGGAATACCTACGATGCTTACGGGTATAAAATTGAACCAGCAAAGACACCAGAAACAAAACCGAACGAAGTCCCAGGTGAAGGTGAACCAGTTACAGCAGAGGTTCAGAAACAGGAATCAGACGTAAAGACTGGATACGAAGCTCCTATTGAAGTACCAAAAGAAGAACCTGTTGAACCTGTAAAAGAAGCATCAGTAGCAGATGACAAGAATAAAATTGTTACTGACTTTGGTACATTACCTGAAGCAGATAAAAAATCTTTCAGTGAATATTTTGAAAAACATAATTTACCAAAAGAAGCCCGTGATAATTTGGTTGAAATTAGAAAAAATGAATTATCAGCGCAACAACAAGCCAAAGCTGAATACGACAAACAAGTTCAATTGGAAACAGCTAAACTAAAGTCCAATTGGTATAATGAATTGAAGAATGATAAAGACTATGGTGGAGCTAAATTCGATGCTAATA